GATATTAACTTTTTCCATTCTGTATCGCACATATCAATAATGTCGTCCATGATACAAAGTGTCTCTAGTGAAATTTCTTTTCCAAGATATTTTTTAAGTAGAATAGGGTGTTGTCCATTTTTGACTTCTAAAACTTTATTGATATGTTTCTTTCTCAATAAATCTGACACTTCTGTTTTAAACATATAAGATAGTTTTTGATTTCTATTTTTCCATTCAATATATCTTTTTTCACATTCTGAATCTAGTAAATCTCCTGCCCAAAAATCTTTGAACGAAAGATTTGCAACGTAAAAATCCTGCAGGTCTTGTTTATAAGTTTTGAATAACTTACCAAAATGATACTTGTCTTTTCTTTTTAGAAAAGAGTTTATATCAGATTTAACTTTACCATTATATTTTACAAAGTCATATGAGTCGGAATGGAAGTGTAACTTTATACCAAGATAAAGTGTATATGCATCATATCCATCACGACTTGTCATTACTTAACTAACTGTATGCTAGTTGTTGCCTCCAAGTGTGCATTTGCAACCTTCTCATTTGAAGGAACAACAAACACTACCTGTTGAAAAACTGCACTAGTAGGATTCTCTGTACCAGTTGCGGCTAATCCTTTTGCGAATCCCATAGACCCGTCATTAGGATTTGATAAAATCATTCTTGGGTCTTTTAACTCGACCATTGCATCTTCCATTGAGACTAGTTTACCAACATACTCTCCACTAATTGTAACCACTGTTACTATATCACCTTTTTCCATAATATACTCCTATTCTTCGAAAAAACTTGTTATACTTCCTCTACCCACTTTACCACGATTAACCATATTGAGACCTTGTGCCTCTGCTTCTAGTTTTTCTTTAAGTGGTATTGAGATAAATCTTTTTGCAGATTCGGGTTCTAGATTATTCCTTTCACATACTGTAATAATCGCATCCATGACATCTGTTCTTGTTCTCATTAAAATCTGTTCTACCTGTTCCGTGAATTCCTTTTTACTAATCATTCTATACTCCGTATAATGTTCGATATTGATTTCTTAAACCATAGAGTTTATCGACATATTCTCTTGGGTCTGCTTCGAACACTTGACAATAACCACCGTCAACACCAACTACTGCGACTATTGTATCGACAACTTCACCTGTAAGTTCTTCAACCATAATTGCATATGCAGTCATTTGATGAAACCAACCGTCTGCCATATATTCTTCTTTTGGTTTTGAACTAGTTTTAAAATCTATAATTGCAAGTTCATCACCCCACACTCCGACACAATCTACTTGTCCTGCCATTTGTAATGAATCACTATACATTCCTGCTTCTAAAGCGATAGGAATAATTTCGTCCAGTACTGGTTGAACTGCTTCAAACATTGAAGACTCCATAATATTATCAAAGAATATTGGTTCTTCTGCACGAAGATATTGTTCAAATATATTGTGCATTCTAGTGCCTCTTGTGGTTGCTTGTTTAGTAATCTTATTTGCAGTTTCCTCACCAACTCTTTTTCTCCACAACTTGATATGGTCTTTAGAAAGTAAACCTGTAACTGTTGTTACACTTGGATACTTTTGACCTTCGGGTGTTTGATAATATCTCTTACCGTCTTCTTGGACACGACTCATAGTTTCTTGTAGTGTTTCTAAATCACTTAGTGCAATCTGATTATCCATTATTTTTTTCCTTTAGACTGAATGTCCATATGTTTTTTAATTACATCAACACTCTTCTGAGTCTTAATATCTACACCGTTATATTTTTTATCAACTGTTGAGCCTGGATATGCTTTACCTACGTTAGATAATACTTCTTTAAAACCTGCATCAGTTTTGACACGGTCTCCTACACCACCAACAAAGTTTGGTGCAGTTATCTGTTGTTTTAGGTGGGGATTGTTTTCTCTGAATTCGTCCAGTTTAGTATAGGACATAAAGTGTTCTTCCACTTCACCAGTATCATTATTATAAAAATCGTAACTAGGCATATGCTTCCATAAATTTAGGGACTGGTCTCGAAGTCCATTTTGCAAAGTCCTTCTTGTAGACTGCATAGTATTTATGGTATGCATTTATAGTGTCTCCGAGAACTTTGACATCGTTAGGCATACACTGAGGTGGTTCATGAAAAACACCTAGTGTAATATTGTTCGGTAAATTGTTTAATAACTTTCTGAGTTTTTTATCGGTCAAATGAACTTTACCATATCGATAGGTATACTCATCACATAATGCAACAAACATATCATATGCATATTGGTATTGAATCGCATTTTCACGAACCCACTGAGTAGAGGGGTGATTGACATGAGAAGCTTTGTATAAAGTAGTTTGCATTTCTAATGTATGTAAATCTTTATCTCCGTCCAAATGCCACCTTTGTATCCTGCGACCATTTTGCAATGCAGTAATTTGTTCTCCGTCCAGTATCCTATGTGCAGTTGATAACATTTGTGCATACTCGATAATCATCTTAACAACGTGTTTATCGCAATGCATTTCTGCAGATACTACAGGGTCATTGTGTAAATAAAATAAATTCATAGTTCTATTTTACCACTTATCCTTAACATCTGCAACCCCTTTTTCGTAATTCCAAGGCACAGATACTGCATAAGGGTCTCCCATTTTTTTACCAACATACTTAAAATTTTTATATACTACGAATGGTGCAACATGGTCAAAATACCTGTCCACACAAGTGTCCTGTTCATATGCATAATCTTCACACTCTTCATAAGTTCCATAGATTAATTGTCCGTCCTGTAACTTTGCAAGTTCCATAATTTACTCCTTGTCTCTCAACCAATCCCTATATGGTATTGGGTTTTCTGTTTCATTCAAATACTTTTTATATTCCTCTTTTTGTTCTTTTGACTTGTTCATGGTAGTAACCCAACCGTCTGAGTTATCTTGCCACTGTTTACTGTTTTCCATTACTTGTAAAATATATGGTCTGTTATCTGAACTGTTTCATTAAGGGAATCTGCCCAATATGGTTCAACCCATAAGTTATGATAGTGCGTAGCACCTTCTGTAATATCGGGATACTTACCCATAATAACGTCTTGTGCAACAAGATACGATTCATAAAAAGTATCAGTGTCTAAAGGTTCGTCTGACTTACCATCGCAGAACCAACTAAACTGACATTGATTCCTAACAGGTAACATAGTACCTTTCCAGTTTTCTTTCCACTTTGCTTGATACACTACACCACATATGTCTTTAGGATATGCACTATGTTCCATTCTGTTTAGAACAACTTGTGCAACTGCAACTTTACCTGCAAGTGGTTGATTACCTGCCTCGAAGTAAATGTTTTTAGCAAGACACACTGCCTCACCATTTTCATCACTTGCTTGAAGAGCGCCCACTAAAAAACCTAGTGTCGCACCTACGACCAAATATAGATATCTCTGTTTCATATTACTTACCTTGTTTGTAATCGCACCATGCATTAAACACTACGAGCGATTGTTCTTTTGAAAATCCAAAATTGTCTTGTAACCAACGAGGAGCTCCAAACATATTCATGACACCACTTCTTTGTAGTGCATCAAGTTCGGGGAACCACTCTGCAGGTTCAAAAGGAATTTGGTTCTGATTCATATTCTCAAACATATTAATATCCACTTGTGTGATGTGCATATTCTTCGGGACAATTAAATTCCCCACATACACATTCATTTTCTTTTAATTCAATCTCTTCGGGTGCAAACTCACTTGGGTGTTTGACACCATACGTTTCTAGATTGTAAACTTCTTGGGGTGTAAGTTTTCCACCACTTGCTTCTGCAAGTATTTCATAATGACTCATAGTAATCCCTCATCACATTGTGATTGGTGTTCCTCTCCAAACTCCAATTCCAGTTGGTGTTCGAATTCTTTTCCCAATTCACTTATTTCTTTTAAGACCTGTTCCACGTCCTCATCAGTTTGATGTCCAATAACATCATTAGTGATAGGTGTGTGATAAGTTATATCACCTTCGGAATCAAGCACTGCTATCTCCCAAAGATTCTTTTCAAACTCATCGTAAGGCCCACCGTAAGAACCGTCATGACATACAACACTTGCACCATAACCGTTCTCAAATTTATAAATTTTCTGAACTCCGTTCAGCATATTGTTTAGTTCAACTTGCATATTTGTAATCCTCTAAATCACATTCTAACATTTCTTTCTCGTTACTGATATCCCTTTTCTTATCTTCAAAGGGTTCAACTAGGTCAAAGATTGCAGATTCGAGTTTGTTCACATACTTACGAACTTCGTCAATCTTCCAATCTAATTCTTTTTCGTCAATACCGTTTTCTTCGGCAACTCCCATGACTTTAAGATAAATATCACTAGGAGTATCCATATATTTAATACCCTTAGTAATGTAGTTAACCTTGTCAATTACACAAGACATATCGAACTCTTTATCGTCCAACTTATCTATTTTATTTTCTACTTCTTTTATATTCATTATGCGGCCTCCTTTGCCTCGAACCATTCTTTGAGTCCTGCTTCCATGTGGACGGTCTCACCATCTTCCATTGTGAACTCAGCGTCATAGTTAATTGATTGTGGGTTTGAACCTTCGTAAGTCCAAACTGAAACTTTTTGGAGAATCTCATCTCTCATGTAACCGTAGTCTCCATTCTCTTCGGTTTTTTTAGAAGTCCAGTTACCTTCAGCATTCTTCTCAAGAATGTAAGGGGACTCCCAGTCTGCAATATGTTCAGACAAATCATTTTCGTCAATGAGTTCCCAGTTAAGAACATATTCCATTGACGCTTCACCCTCATAAGAGTGAATAAATGCAGTCTCATTAACGAGACCTTCAAGGTACTCCGTGTTAATGAAATCTATATCAGTAATAAGATATGACGAACCACCCTTAAACTTCCAGTACGGTTCAGAAACACCATGCACATAATCCTCGTCATGAGCGGCATAGTTTTCTTTGTATTGGGTTTGAATGATTAGATTTAGCATATTTATTTTCCTATTTAATTTTCTACTCTACTAGTATAACAAAAAGTGATACCCATTGTCAAGCACTGATTATCTAAGATAATCAGGCCCGTACTTTCTCATACCAGTAATTTGGTATCCTTTGAAAAGGTTTCCTCTTGGAGCATTTAGAGCAGGAGTTGCCCACCCAGCAGACATTAAAACGTCTCCACATTTGAATGTGATTCCACTTGATTTAGTCCACTCTGCTTTGTTAATGAAACCCCAAACTGAACGTTGGTTTCCACTGTTGGTTATTATTTTGATATACTTCCTAGACACTTTGTATTCATAAGAATACTCTGTAAGTGTAGGGTATTGTCTTAGGTGTTCAGACAGTAAGTCTTCACACAACTTATCACATAATTGAAGTAATTCTTGTTCTTGGTTCACTTCGTTAACCAGTTCTGATAATTTCATATTTTCTCCATTTCTCATCTATATACATATTATACGAAAAAATCACACCCATTGTCAAGCTTTAATTATACCTTCCCATTATTAATAATGAGACTAGTAAATCTCTCATTTGTGGCATATACCAGTGTCCTTTACACTTATTCGTATTTGTGCAGGGGTGGTGTCCATTATCGTATGGACGACAAGTTGTCAATGGTATATCACGACTTCGAATCGCTTTATCCACGTCATACATTTTAATACCGTAGTCAAAGTTAATCTTATCGCATACGGTGTCATCGTCCATTTGTTGTACA